AATAATCTTTATATCCGCAATTATGTTATGAATCCTGCTGTATCTACCAAGGGTGATCCTATTGGTGGAATATATGGAACTATTAAAAGCCTACAAAAGCTTTGTCGTGAGATAAAGCCTAATCGTGTTGTTATTGCTTGGGACGGTAAAGGCGGTTCTTCTAAACGTCGGGCAGTAAATAAAAATTATAAAGAGGGACGTAAACCATTCCGTTTAAATCGTAACATACGTAACTTAAATGAGAACGAAGAGCTAGAGAATAAAATCTGGCAGATGACCCGTGTAGTAGAATATCTAAATAACTTTCCTATTATTCAGCTACTACTAGATGCAGTAGAGGCTGATGATATTATTTCTGCTGTATGTCAACACGCTGATTTAGCTGACTATAATAAAGTCATTGTTTCTAACGATAAAGATTTTATTCAGTTATGTACAAATGATACTATTCTTTATAGACCCGTTCAAGATGAAATCTTGAATACAAAACGGATTATTGAAGAATATGGCATTCATCCTACTAATTTTTGTCTTGCAAGATCCATTTCTGGTGATACAAGCGATAATTTGGACGGGGTTGGTGGTGCAGGTTTGCCAACAATTGCTAAAAGACTTCCGCAATTAAGCGAAGAAAAATGCTATCGTATTGATGAAGTGTTAGAATACTGTAAGACAATAGATTCAAAGGTTAAACTATACTCTAATATTCTTGAACAAGAAGCTTTGATTCGGGAAAATTATAAAATAATGCAGTTAGCAATCCCTAATATGTCTATTCAGGATATGCAAAAAATTAACTATGCATTACAAAATAGTGAATGTACGTTTAACAAAACAGAATTAGTGACCATGATGTTAAAAGATGGTTTTGGTGAAAGTAATTTTGAAGAGCTTTATGCACACATGAATAAAATAGTAGTGGAGAATTGTTGATATGCCAACAGGAAAAAAACATACATTAGAAACATATTTACTACAATTGTTTAAAAAACACCCAGAAAACGAAAAAAAATACGGTTACGAAAAAACAGTTTATGTAAATTACGTTACAAAAATAATCATCACATGTCATAAACACGGCGACTTTGAACAAACGCCAAAAAGTCATTTAAGCGGTCGGGGTTGCCATAAATGTTTTATAGAAAAACAAACAAAAACTCATCAACAGTTTTTAGAAGAAGCGCAAGAAATCCATCCCGATAAATTTGTCTATCTGTCAGTTTATGTGAATAAAAAAACAAAAATACAAATACAGTGCAAAATTTGCAAGCATATTTTTGAACAAACACCGGATAGTCACTTGAAAAGTCATGGCTGTCCTAAATGTGCCCTCCGCGCCAGCGCCACAAAAAATAATAAAAACTCCATGATTATACAAGATATAAATACTGGTTTTTATATTAATAATGCAGTTTGGAATAAATATAAAAAAAATGCCAAAAAAAGAAATTTAAATTTTGATATAACTCCAGAAGATATTTTAGAGTTATATAAAAAACAAAATGGTTTATGTGCTTTTACGGGCGCAAAATTAATTTGTAATTCTATTAGAAGCGACCAAAATAATTGGTCTATTGATAGGCTTAACAGCAATAAAGCATATATAATAGATAATGTTGTTTTGGACACAAAAACTGTAAATATGTATAGAAATAGAAGCACGCCTACAGAATTTTTAGAAATTTGCAATATGGTTGCTTCTGTAAAAAACGCAACTGGAAAATATTCTGCGATGTCTCCTGAAGAAAAAGCAGCTAAATTAGAAAATCATTCTATAAGATTCTCGAAAAAGAAAGATTAAGTTATGTCAGAACAAAAGCAATCATTTGATGATTATGTAGAGGACAGTTTTATATGTCCCTATTGCCATAAAACCTATGAAGAAGATGAATTATTATGGCAAAGAATTGATTATGATGGAGAAAAAGGCGATTTTTATCGAACTATAAAATGTGAAAAGTGTGAAAACAAATTTCAACTTTTCATTTGGGCATCTATACATTATAGGACTGCCCCACATCACTCAAAACCTATATTAGAAAAGCCTAAATTTACTTTGATTAAAGGTGGAAAAGAATAGTATTGAAACAATGTTTTAAGATGCTATAGTATAGAGATTCTTTGGAGGAACAATGTCGTTTATCAACGAAAAAGCAAGCTTTGAAAAATATGGTAAAACCTTTCAGGAAAATCTTGTACAGATTATGCTTGATGACCGTAGTTTCTGTGACCAATTATCAGAAGTCGTAGACGTTAATTTCTTTGAATTAAAATATCTACGAGTGTTCGTAGATAAAATATTAGAATATCGCAAGAAATATGGTACACACCCATCAAGAGATACAATAACTACTATTCTTCGTAGTGATTTAGATAAAGAAAGTGATTTACTGCAAAAACAAGTTCGTGAATATTTTGCTCGCATTTCATCTAATGAATTTAGTTTAGATGGTGAACAACATATTAAAGATATTTCTCTTGATTTCTGCCGTAAACAGAAGTTAAAAGAAGCAATGATTAAAAGTGTTGGTCTTATTCAGAATTCATCATATGACGAGATTTCTAAAATTATCAATGATGCTCTTAAATTGGGAACGGATAATAATCATGGCTATGATTTTATTCTTGACTTTGAAAAACGTTTTGAGTTAAAGGCACGTAATCCAATTACAACTGGTTGGGAATTAGTTGATAATATTATCAAGGGTGGATTAGGTCGTGGAGAACTTGGTGTAGTTATTGCACCAACTGGTGCAGGTAAAAGCATGGCATTAGTGCATCTTGGCGCTATGGCATTACAAGCTGGATTAAACGTTGTACATTATACTCTTGAATTACAGGATAAAGTTGTAGCATTACGCTATGATTCCTGTATTACAGGTATTCCTATCTCTAACGTTAAAGACCAAAAGCAAATCGTTTGGGACGGTGTAAAAGATGTTAAGGGTAAACTTATTATCAAAGAGTATCCCACAAAATCTGCATCAACCAATACAATCAAGAACCATCTTGAAAAACTAAAGCGTAAAGATTTTCGTATTGATATGGTAATTGTAGACTATGGCGACCTAATTAGACCAATTAGCGCACAAAAAGAGAAACGTATTGAACTTGAAAGCATCTATGAAGAACTGCGTGGGTTAGCACAGGTTTATCAATGTACTTTATGGACAGCTTCACAAACAAATCGTTCTGGACTAAATGCGGAAGTAATTACAATGGAAAGTATCAGCGAGGCATTCAACAAATGTTTCGTAGCTGATTTTATCTTTACTATTTCCAGAACAATCAAAGATAAAAATACGAATGAAGGCAGACTTTTCGTAGCTAAAAATAGAAATGGACCAGATGGTGTTGTTTTTCCGATATTCATGGACACAAGTAATGTTAAAATAAAGGTTCTATCTCAAAGCGCAGAAAGTGCAACAGAAATTATTGAGAAAGCAACAAAACGTCAGGAAGCGAATTTGAAGGAAAAATACAAGAATTACAAGAAGGAAAAGAAAGGATAAAAACATGAAAAAAGTTAAACCCAGTAATCTCTAAAAAAGCAGAAAAAAAGAAAGTTGCTGAATTAGATAAAGATGGAAACTTAATTTGTACATATGAGTCAATAGCCGATGCAGCAAAGAAAACTGGAGTAGATTCCAGTAATATTAGTAGAGTATGTAGTGGAAAATTTCCGAAGGCTTCTGGAAAATACTTTAAATTTATAAAGGAGAATGAAAATGAAAAAGTTGATTATGTTTAGTGGGATTTGGTGCCAACCCTGTCAACGTACAAAGCCAACTTTTAATAGTTTAAAAGAAAGTGTAACCGATATAGAATATCAGCTAATAGATGTCGATGAAGAAGGTCATTTAGCAGAGCAATTTAATATTCGTGCTGTTCCAACCTTTGTACTACTTAAGGATAATACGGAAGTAGCTCGTATGAGTGGTGGAGCATCAGCAGATAAATTAAAAGCATTTATTAACCAATAAAGGAAATACAGAAATGTCTAACTGGTCCAACCTTGCAAAAGTAGTTTATAAACGTACATATGCCCGTAAAGATAATGGTTCACTTGAAAATTGGGCAGATACGGTAGAACGTGTTATTCGTGGTAATGTGCAAGGACATAATGTGTCAGCAGAAGAAATTCAGCGTTTGCGTTATTATCTAATGAATCGCAAGGCTGGTCCAGCTGGACGAGGTTGGTGGTATAGTGGTGCCCCAAGTCATAAAAAGCTTGGTGGCGTTGCTCTTAATAATTGCTGGTTTGTTGCCGGTGATGAATGGAATAACTTTGTATTAGCACAGGATTTGCTAATGCTTGGTGGTGGTGTGGGTATGAGTGTTGAACACCGCTTTGTAAGTAAGCTTCCAAGATTAAAGAAAGATGTAAGCATTGTAAGTCGTGATACAAAAGATGCTGATTTCATTGTTCCTGATTCCCGTGAAGGATGGAATGAATTAACTCGCAGAGTATTGGAAGCATACTTTGTAACAGGCAAATCTTTCTCTTATTCTACTGTTTGTGTTCGTCCTGCTGGTGAGCCAATTAAAGGGTTTGGCGGTGTATCTAGCGGTCCAAAGCCATTGGTAGTATATATAGAAAAGCTTGTAGGACTTTTAAAGAGTCGTGAGGGTCGCCATTTACGCCCTGTAGATGCGGCAGATATTCTATGTTCAATTGGTGAAATGGTTGTTAGCGGTAACGTTCGTCGTTCTGCAATCATTATCCTTGGTGACCCTTGGGATAAGGAATATTTAAAAGCAAAGCGCTGGGATTTGGGCAATATTCCTACACAACGTGCTATGGCTAATTTCTCCGTAGTAGTTGACGATGTAGAAGATTTACATCCCCTATTCTGGAAAACATATGAACAGGGTGAGCCATTTGGCATTGTAAATCGCAAGAACATTCAGAAGTATGCACGTATGGGTGATTTAAAACCTGATACCGCTATTGGTGTAAATCCTTGTGCAGAGGCAACATTAGAAGATGGCGAGCCTTGCAATCTTCAAGAAATTGCATTACCTAACTTATTAAATGAAGAAGAGTTCGTTGAAGCGGGACGTTTAATGCATCGTTGGGGTAAGCGTGTAACTATCGAAACTTATCACCAGCCAAAGTGTGATGCGGTAGTTAAACGTAATCGTAGAATTGGCACAGGCATCACAGGTTGCTTGCAGAGCGCACTATTTACACCCGATATCCTTGATAGAGTTTATGCAGCTATTCAAAAAGAAAACCGCGACTACTCTAAAGAATTAAACATTCCAGAAAGTATCCGTACAACCGTTATTAAACCAAGCGGCACAATTAGCAAAGTAATGGATTGTTATGAAGGTGTACATCCAGCTTATTCACGCTACATTATTCAACGTGTACGTTTTTCAGGCAGTGACCCACTTCTTCCATTATTAAAAGAAGCGGGACATTATATGGAGCCTACAATACGTTTTGATGGTACATTAGACCACAATACACAAGTTGTTGATTTCTACGTTGCTGCTCCTGATAGCGCTCCTGTTGCTGATGAAAATTGGACAACTTGGAAACAATTAGATGTCGTTAAAATGGCACAAAAACATTGGGCAGATCAAGCGGTTAGTGTAACCGTGTATTATAAACGTGAAGAACTAGAACAGCTAAAAGTATGGTTAAAAGATAATCTTAAATATCTTAAAACTATATCTTTCCTTTGTCATAGCGAACATGGTTTTAAGCAGGCTCCAAAAGAGAAGATTAGTAAGGAGCAATATGAAAAGCTATCTTCCAAGATTAAACCAATCAATATTGATAATGGCGTAGGAGAAGGTGAGCTATTAAGTTCTATGGAGTGTGAAGGTGGAGTTTGTCCTGTTAAATAAAAATTGGTAAATTACTTGCCTAAATCACTATTTATTGTAGTGATTTAGGCGTTTTATTTGGAAAATATAATGAAGATTAAAAAAAGTTATTTGCAAGAAATTATTAAAGAAGAAATACAAAAAGAGATTAATGAAGGTTGGAGAAATAAACTAGCAGGTTTAGCTTTAGGAGCTAGCGCATTAATGGGTGGATTAGCCCCTACAGATGCTGAAGCCAAACCAGCTAAAGAACTAAGTGCCCAAGCCGCAAAAGCTCAATCATTAGGACAAATACAAGGTGATAAAATAATATTAAACCAAAATCATAAAGATTCTTGGAAGAGACTACAAATGGCAGAGTTGATTGCTAACTCACAAGGTAAAACTATTACTAGGTATCGTAGCGAAACCACGGAAGATGGAAAACCTGTTTTTACGGGGGTTGAGTTTAGGATAAAAGGTACATATTAAAAAGAACGTTATCAAAACCTCAATAAAATAGTTTGTTATAAGGATAAAAAAATGAAAATTAATAAAAACTATTTGAAACAAATTATTAAAGAAGAAATTAATAAAATAACTGAAGGCGATGTTATCGATGCCGCCAGTAGATTTTCTTCTTCTAAAACTCCTTCTATACAACAAAGTGGTGAAGAACAAATTATAAATTTTCAAGTTAAATCTTTATTAAAAACATTACAAGAATTACAAAAAAAAGTTTCTCAATTAAAAAACTCTAAAGGAGATCAAAGACAAGAAATAATAAAATTTATTGTAAGAACATCTGATGAATTATCTAAAAAAACATTTGATTTAGAAGACGAAGAGAAAACAAAGGTTTTAAATAAATTTTATGATTTGTTTGGTGAAATAAAAAATTTTAATAGACAAAATTTTCCTGAAACATTATATAACTCCAAAAATTATATTCCCGCTAGAACATCTCAAATATTAAATTATAATACAGGAAATATGGCTAAATATCTTTTATATCTTGGTGGCGTAGAAGAGAAAGGTGTTTCAAAAATAGATGGATCAGAAAAAGATTGGTTAAGGGCATATCATGATAAATATTATATACCTTCAAAAGTTACATTTGCGACTAGAGCGCATCGCGACGAAGCGCATCGTGATGAACCATATGGAGATAGGTAGCTAAATTACTCTCTTTACAACTTAACTGCACCATGTTATATTTCATGGTGCAGTTTTTATTTTGGAGATATAGTTATGTTCAATATAAAAATTATTGAAAATGAATTAGCCCGTCGTTCTAGCCGTGATATACGTTTTTCTCATGAATCTTATTATATGTCTGATGATTTTGGCTTTTATCGTAAGCTTATAATTGACAACAAAGATTCAGGCATCAAAGTGCGATTAGACCATTTACAAGAGGCAGAAGAACGTGGTAGATTAGAGGAGAAGTATCGTTATCTTCTTGGAGAGATCCAAAAGATATCTAACCGATAGGAGTATATATGTCTTATAGCGTCGATAATGTTACCGATAAGCCAAAGTCCAAGGAGGAGCACATGAAGGATTTTGTTAAGAGTATGGTTTCTATTGAACAGGCAATTCAACCATATAAGGATCAACGTAGCGATCTACGAAAGAATTATGTTGAAAATGGCTTCTTAACAAAGCAAGAAATGAAAAATGTTATGCGTGCTTATCGTTTAATGAAGGATCAAACTGACTTTTCTGAACTTGAGCAAGCATATAAGACCGTTTCTACACCATAAAGGATAATATATGGATTTCTACCCTAAGAATAAATACCTTTTGGTAGAGCCTATAGAAGAAGGGAAGCCAGAGAATAAAACCTCTGGCTTCGTTCTTCCAGAGGACTACAAAAAGGTTGAAAATTATAAAGTTGTTAAGTTTTTAAAAGCATCAGGTGAATCTCCATACAGAGATATCGGCCAATGTTTGATGGTAGTGTCTGCTCAGATGGTTGAAACTATTAATGTTCTTGGTAAAACATTATATGTAGTGCCGGAAGCGGCTGTATATGGCGTACTATACAAATAGGTGATAGATGAAAACATTTACACTTGAAACAGACGGCAAGGGCCTATGGAGCAAAACAATTTAATATTAGCCCAGCTACAGTAAGAAAAATTATTCAAGGAAAAACATGGAAAGAGGTATAATGTGAATCACGA